GTGTGCCCTTCAACTAGATCTACAAAATTTTGAAATCTAGGGTTAATTTTAAAAAAATCTTTAATAATTAATCTATCTGACTGCTCTTCAGGAACAAAGTTTTCTGCCCAAAGTTCCATTTTTATTTCTTTGGGCCAATGCTTTAAAAACGTTGTAATTGACTCTTTACCGATAAGGTCGTAATAGGGCCTGTGCTGTGAGGTTATAACTCGAATAGATCGCATGAAATTCCTTTTGCCATTAACTGCTACTATTATTTAGCTAAATAAATTTATGAAGAATATTGTGTTGACCGGTCATAAAGGCTTCATAGGAAGTCACTATTACAATAAAATCAAAGAGAATTTTAATGTTTCTACATTTGATTTAAAAGAGGGTAAAAATCTTTGCTTGCAAGAAGTAACCGCTACTGCGCCCGATTGTGACGTTGTTGTGCATATGGCTGCAACCAATGGAACTAAGCTGTTCTATGAGATCCCAACAGAAGTTGCATTTAACAATACTTTGCCAACTTTTAATTTAATTAATCGTTATAAAGAAACAAATACTAAATTTGTTTTTACTAGCACTTGTGAAATATTTAATGGAGCAATTGACGCTGGACTATATCCTGTGCCCACAGACGAAAAAGTTCCTGTGATGTTTAATGACATTACAAATCCTAGATGGAGCTATAGTATACCAAAAGCACTGGGCGAAAACCTAGTAGCCAACTCAGGACTAGATTGGTTAGTAATACGTTATTTTAATATATATGGTCCAGGGCAGATTGATCATTTTATTTCAGAATTTGTTGATCGTGTAAGCAAAGGTGAATACTATATCAAAGGCAATGATACTCGTAGTTTTTGCTATGTAGACGATGCTGTTGAAATAACACATCAATTAATCATGAATCATAAAAATTCTATAGTCAATGTAGGAAGACAAGAAGAAAATAATATAGCAGACGTTGCTAGAATAATTATGGACTTAATGGGCGTGGATCCCAATAAGTTAGAAATATTACCTGGCCCAAAAGGTAGTGCAAAACGTAGATGTCCTGACACTGTATTAATGCAAAAATTAACAAATTTTAAAAATTATACATCTCTTAGAGATGGACTAAAAACAACTGTAGAGAGTTTATTATGAAAGTAGGAATAATTGGAGTAGGCGCTGTTGGCAGTGCATGTAGAAAAGGTTTTGAATTATTAAGCCACGAAGTTAAAGTACACGATCCTAAATTTAATACTAAAATAGAGGACGTTATTGATACAGACATTGTATACGTTTGTGTACCAACTCCAGAAAGCGAAGATGGTAGTTGTGACCTAAGTATTGTAAGACAAACTATAAATGAATTAGAAAAATTAGCATATGCGGGTGTTGTTGCATTAAAATCAACTAGCGTTCCTGGAACAACAGAAGAGCTAATAAGCAAAACTAATCTTAGAATATGCTTTGTTCCTGAATTTCTACGAGAAAGAAGTGCAGTAGAAGATTTTGTAGTCAATCACGATTTACTTGCTGTAGGATGTCATTCAACAGATGTGTTTGACGTAGTTGTTGCAAGTCACGGATTTTTTCCTAAGAATAAAGTTATGCTTACTCCTACCGAAGCTGAAATACTAAAATACTACTCTAATGTGTTTAATGCTACACGAATTGTATTTGCAAATGCAATGTATGAAATCTGTCAAGCACTAGATGCAGACTACGATAAAATTAAAGATACATATCTAATTCGAAAAACTGCTAGTCCTGACTATCTAGATTGCAATGAAAGAATGCGAGGGTATGGCGGCATGTGTTTGCCTAAAGATACAAAGGCCATTGACTCTTTAATTAAAAAATTAAATTTAAATTTAAAATTATTTGAAGCAGTTGACCAAGATAATACAAAGTTTAAAAAAACAGTATTTCCTGGAATGCGTCCGTGAATCCAAAAATTCTTTTAGTATATCCTAATCTTCCTTTAATGATGGCTCCTGCTATCAGCATGGGGATTTTTAATGCAATATGCAAAAATGAAGGATGTGCAGTTGAAATTTTTGAAACTACACAGTACAGTGATGCATACTCTAATCGTCACATACGCATGACAGAAATTGGCGCTAATCGTCCTAACAAAGATGACGAAGTCAAAGATATGTTTCATATTCAGCCAACTAGTGAAATTGTTCCAAACTTTATAAATCATGTAAAAACTTTCAAACCTGACTTAATTTTAATGGGTGTGCAAGAAGATGTTTGGGGCATGTCTTTAACGCTGTTAGATGCAATTAAAGATTTAAATGTTGATCATATCCTTGGCGGAGTGTTCCCTACAAGTGCTCCGCAGATAGTTTTAGGCAATCCTTTAGTAAAACGTATAGGTATGCACGAAGGTGAAAATATTGTGCTAGAAGCCATAAATTGCCTTAAAAATGGTGATAGTCTAGATACTGTTGCAGGCACATGGTGGAAGGATCGATTTGGACTTGTTCATAAGAACCCCTTGCCTCAACTCTGCGACATTACTAAGGTAACACCTGACTTTACTTGTTTTGCTGATTATCGCTGGCAACGCCCTATGGGTGGAAAAATCTTCAAAAGAGCAGTATCAATGGAGACTTATAGAGGGTGTCCCTATAACTGCACATACTGCAATAGTCCTAACACAAGAAACTTTTCTAAGGCGGCTGGTACTGGCAACTTCATGCGGCGCAAGTGTGTTAAGACCATTGAGAGAGATTTACTCTACTACAAAGAGCTTTATGAGCCTGACCTTATAATGTTCCAAGATGACAGCTTTTTGGCCAGGCCGAAACGTGAAATCTTTGAATTTTGCGAGATGTGGAGCAAGTACAAAATACCATTTTGGTTCAACACTAGAATTGAGAACTGTGCTCCTGATGTACTGGCTGCACTCAAAGAAGCGGGTGTGTATCGTATGACATTTGGTCTTGAGAGTGGTAATGAGGAATATCGATCAACAGTGCTAAAACGTGCAGTGACCAACAAAAAGTACCTAGAATACTTTGATTATATCAATGAAAGCAACATACCATACAGCCTTAATGTAATCATAGGTATGCCGTTTGAAACTCGGAGCATGGTGCTTGAAACTGCTGACATGATAAGAGCCAGCAAGGGGTATGACGGTTTAACCATTTCGATGTTTCAACCATACCATGGTACAGATTTGAGGGCCATGGCAGTAGAAAATGGATTTTTACCTGAAAATTTCATCAATGGTCAAGACAGCTCTGAGATGGGTGGTGGCTACCTCGATTCGTGGGCTCTTCGGATGCCACAGCCTTACCTTCAGCCTAATGAAGTGAAAGCACTCACTCGAACCTTTGCTCTTTATGCTCACTTTGGTCGCGAGCACTATGATGAAATTTACCGTGCAGAGACGGATGATGAGGTGTATAAACGCCTAATGACCCAGTACCAACATGAATTCTTTGGGGATATTCAGCAAGGCGGCGCAGACCGGATTAACTCCAAGTACTGCGCCGTGCATGATGCATCAAGCACCTATAACTTTGTAACTGCTTAGAGCGAAGCGTCTTCCATACCGGCAACTCTGAGCTTAACTACGTTGGTAATTTGCCATTGTTTCTGGTCTAATGCCTTCAAAACACCAAGCCATTTGTTACGAACAAGTGCAAACTCATTAATAATCTTTTCGTAGTCAACTACGTCACTTTCACCGTCAACATACTTCTCAACATCTCGACTGCTTAGTGCTCGTTGATAATTTTCTAGATATTTCTTAAAGTAAGAACTACGCAGTCTACGTAGTTCTATGTTCATATACTCTAAAATTGCCTCAATTTCTTGAAGTTGGTTGAATCTTTGTTCAACAATGCCGGGCATCTCTGCTGCGGCACGTTCAACATTGCCTTTGAGCTTAACTTCTTGTCGAGCCTGTACTAGTTCGTTTTCAAAATGCATAACTGCATCAGGAATCTTTGAAATATCACGAGATACTTCTGAATACCAACCCATACTAGTCCCAATCCATTTCTTCGTCAAGCACTCCGTCACTGTCTAATTCTAGATAGTAATTAATTGCTTGATCGAGATAGGCACAACTGCCTATTGCCGAAGTTAACGTTTCTTCTGGTACACCGTAATCAGCACAGAGGTCGATAAATCTTTCAGCGGCTGCTTCTAGATTTTTCTTTTCTATGTACTCTTTAAATGTACCCCAGATATCAACGATTTGACTTTCATCCATTAGTTTCACTCCTCAGTAAACTCTTCGTTACCTACTACAGCTTCTGAGTTATTTACCAATGTGACCATTTTTTCATTGTACTCTGACATAATCAAATCAAGTTTAGGACCGTCCCACTGCTTGCGATAATCAATATGTTCTTTACCAGACATGTCAACATACTTAAGACGATTGCCTTGTTTAACTAACAAGCCCTTTTTCTCAAATAATTCAACTAGTCCACTGTAAGGATTCATTCCAGTCTCGTATGGAATTTTGACCTGCACCCCTTCAAAAGGTTTAGCATAACGAGTCTTCATTACTTTACAACCAGCACGAATGCCCATTACGTCTGAGATCTTATTGCCATCTTCATCTTCTTTAAGTTTAAGTTTTTTCATAGCAACTACAATACTTGAAGCATAAATGAAGCCTTGACCACCTGAAATTTTATCGTCGGGGTCAAACATGTCTTGACTTGCATACGTGTGATTAGTACAGACTAATCCAACGTTAGCATTACCTAGCATGTTAACAGTGTTACGAACTAATGAAGTTAGTGCCTTAGGCTTACGGCCCATGTCACCTTTCATGTCACCTGCTTCAAACTGGTTAACATCAGTAGGTGTTAACAACATACCTAGTGAATCAATTACAAACAATACTTTAGGTCGATCTGCTTCGTCCATTGCTTTATAATCTTTCATGAACGTCGAAATAGTTTTTGCTACATCGTCGATCATTGCCATATTAAGTTTAAGCAACTTTTCTTCGCTGGTATCAACGCCAAGTGCGTGTAACCAACTTTCATCAAGAGCATTTTCTGAATCAATTAAAACTACAAAAATGCCCTGAGCTTGTGCATCTTTTACAATATTACCTGAACAGAAATATGATTTTCCTGCACCGCTCTCACCTGCAAACACAGTTACCTTACCTAGCGGTACGCCTTTATGAAAGTCGCCGCTGATGAGGAAATTTAATGCGTATGATCCTGTTGAAATCCAATCAGTGGGATCATTAAATCCAGCACTCACGCCTGAGATACTTTTAGTTAAGTCCTTACGGAACTTACTAACATCAAAAGATTTAGCCATATTTTTCTCCTATTAAGCCAAGATGGTAAAGCATGTACTTGCGTACAGAGGCCTTACCTATTCTAATTAACCGTTGTTTTGTCTTGAACGGATCATTGCTAGAATGTCCTGTGCGTTGCCGCCTGCGGCTTGTTTAGGTTCTGCTTTTGGAGCAGGAGTTGCCGTTTTTACAGGAGCACTAACTGGCTCGTCATCTGGGTCTGGAGTAACTGCTGATGGTGCAACAGGATCGCCAGTCTTAGAACTCATTCCGGCTGGGCGGAAGTATTGTCCCCAACGTTGCATGTCAAATGCTTCACCATCTACTGATGCTTCAAACATTTCTTTCATGACCTTAAGCTCTACATCGCCTGGTTTCTTAGGCAAATAGTCGCTCATGTTAAACAACCCATTAGTATTAACTGCTGACATTTCTGCGTCAGTTAACGGACGCTCACGACGTGCCCAACTTGAAGTTGAGTAGTCAGCGTAGCCACCTTTTGAAGTCTTGTTAAGACGGAAATCTACACCGTGTGTGAAGTCAGTTGGCAATTCTTCCATGTCTGGATCCATCAATGCTTGTTTGATGATCTGGAAGATCTGAGGACCAATGATAAATCGTCGAATTGGATTCTCTGGTGTCTTGTCATCGGAGATTGGGTTGTCGACTACAAACCCTTGGAAGATGTAACTCTTTTTCTTCCAGTACTTACGACCCATGTCTTCAAGAGTTGGATCTTTGAACCACGCACGAACCTCGTTAAGGATTGGACAGCTTTCACCATACATTTCCATACAAGGTACTTGTACTTGTACAGGACGTGAATCTGTCTCGCCTTTAACTCCCGCGAACGGAAGTTTAATCATGAGACGCTCTGCCCAGAAAAATGTATTATTGGTGTTACCATCTGGAACGAAACGAAGCGTTGCGCTTTGTCCTTCTTTCATGTTCCAAAACGGATAGATTGCGTTGTCGCCGCCTGAACTTTGATTGTTACCGCTTGCACGGCCTTCTTGCTCTTTGAGCTTTGCTCTAATTTCTGATAATGATGCCATAGTATGTGCCTCCTATAAATTTGCCTATGTGCTTTGTGCCTTTAATGTAGCACTGTGTATATAATAACACAATGTTACTTACCTTGTCAAGTTATTTTCTTGAAAAAACCTGACTAAAAAATCATCTAGCTTATCTTAAGCCAGCCAATTCTTTCATTCGTTGAAATTCAGGATCGAACTGTTGCGGTGACTGTTCCATTTGAAATTGTTCAAATGTTTGATTAATCCGTTCTATAAACTGCTTGGCTGGTTCTATGAACGACTCGCCATAATCTTTTTCGATAGCAGTAAGAACAGCAGTTTCACCTTTGGGGAACGTACCTGTGTTTCTGTCATATAAAGAGAGAACAAACTCTGTGACTGGCACTTTCTTCTCAAGGGTGATTTGGTCGTCACCATTAGGATGTGGAACCTTGTCGCCTTTCTTTTTGCCTTGCATTTTTGCTTGTTGTACAGCATGTGCGTATGCGTTGCCTTCTTTTTTAACAAGTCCTGCTTTTTCAAACGCTGCATCAGTCTCAGGACCTCCCATACTTGCTCCTGTTTTTCCATCTTTTATAGTGAGATACTTAGCCGGAGTTCTAGCTATAGCAGAACCGTTGTCTTGCTTGTTAAGTATGTAATGTGTCTTACTTTGTGTATCTAGTACTGCTTTTCTTGTAGCACCAAATGCTTCAATAGAAGTTAACATAAATCCATTGCCTAAATCTTGTTGTCCAGTATCTTCTTTGGTATCATCACCTGATGATAATGCGCCTGCTTCTAAATCTTCAGCCCATGATTCAAAATCTTGGAATGCACCTTTGATTCTTTCAAGAGTTGATTTAACATCGTTGCCTTTGCCTTTGTCATGATCAATGCTATCTACTTGCATATTAGCAGTACCTTTAAGACCAAACTTCTTTGCAATCTGTTGTACTTCTGGAGTCTCTGGTAAGCGTTTTTCTTTAACGTAAGAATATAAACACTCTAGTTCATTGCCGTTACACGAAGCTAAAACTCTTCCAGCGGCTGTCTTGTCGCGTGTTTGAGTAACAATGTGTTTTGCTAATATGGTTTTAGCATCTTCTTCTTCTTTACTACCAAATATTGCATCACCGA